GCTGACGAAGACATGATTGTGGGACAGGCGTATCAAGTGGCTGTGCTTGGAACAACCAACTGGCAATCAGTTGGCGCAGGTGCTGATACTGCTGTTGGTGACATCTTTACTTGCACAGCTGATGTTGGAGCAGGCTCAGGTGAAGTTTATGCAGTTGGTCAATGTGTGTTGTCAAACACTGCTACTCCAGCGTCGGGCTACATGAGTATTTCTTACTCAGTGGGCGATAGTTCAGCAGTTTATGCCAGCTACATTACCAATAAATGGGTGCGTGACTGGAACGGTATGACATATCAGAACTATGCTGATACCAACTATGGTCCAAACATCCAAAGCAGCGAAAACTTCTATGTCACCAACTTCTTCACAGACGAAGGCACAGTCACATGGTCTGGTGCAGAAGTCATCAACAGTGCAGATGCACAAAATGGCACACTGCAATTGGCTCAAATCGCCAGCGTTACTTCTTGATTTATCAAGTGACCCAGTCCTCCCAGCTACATACTGGGAGGATTTTTTATGAGCGCAGCATTTGTACTGGGCAACGGTGTCAGCCGTTTGCAAGTCAATTTAGAAACACTAAAACAACACGGACAAATATACGGATGCAATGCTTTGTATCGTGAGTTTGCACCTGACGTTCTTGTGAGCACCGACAAGGGCATTGCGCATGCCATACAACACTCTGGATATTCGCAAGCGCACGTGATGTATACTCGTAGACCTTTGCCTGGACTGGGTGCTAGATCTGTGCCACAAAACTATTTTGGATTTAGTTCTGGGCCCATAGCAGTGGGACTGGCGGCTATGGACCAAAATCTAGCAGTGTATCTCATTGGATTTGACATGGGACCAACACAGCATAATCGTTTCAACAATGTATACGCTGATACAGAATTTTACAAAAAAAGCTCGGCCAATCCTACATTTGCTGGCAACTGGGTGCGACAACTGGTCACAGTCATGCGTGATCATGAAGCAGTCAGCTTTCATCGTGTTGTGGGTGATACCACAGCAGACATAGCTGAACTCAACGGCGTTAAAAATTTACGACATTTGTCCATGGCAACCTTCTTAGACGCTAAATTTTACTAAATCTTCAAACAAGGGCTTTTGGTAAATACACTAGAGGACCTTGTTTATCCATGGCACAACAAATTATTGATATTGGTGCAGCAGCAAATGACGGCACCGGCGAACCGTTACGTGATGCTTTCAACGCTGTAAATGAAAATTTTACAGAGATCTACACCGCTGGGCCAGTGGGTAGTAATGTCGTAATCTCCGGCAATACTATCACAGTAACCGGTGTTAACAACAATCTAGTACTCCGAGCCAATGGCATTGGTAATGTTCAAGCCAACAGTTCAATTATGCCCAGCATTGATGCTGTGTATGACATCGGCGCCCCTACAGCCAGGATTGATACAGTTTATGCCCAATTTTTCCAGGGTAATGGATCACAGTTAACTGGTATTACCACTGCTGGTACTAGTTTAAATTTTGGTACAAGTAATGTAAAAATTGTCAGCTCAGGTGGCAATGTCACTGTAAGTGTGGGCGGTACTAGTAATGTATTGGTTGTTAGTTCTTCTGGCACATCTATTTTGGGAAATGTCAATACTACCAATGTCAACGCCAGTGCAAATATTTCAGCAGCTGGCAATATCACAGCCGGTAACATCACAGTGTCAACTGGCACAGTTCGCTTGGGCAACATTGTCAATACCAATGGCAATGCCATTGGCAATATTGGATCTTCTGGTGGTTACTTCAACACTTTGTTTGCCGTAGCAACATCAGCAATATACGCTGACTTGGCAGAATATTACTCAGCGGATGCTGAATATGACCCAGGCACTGTGTTGAGTTTTGGTGGCAACAATGAAGTCACAATGACCACAGCCATAAATGACGTCAGAGTGGCTGGTGTAGTAAGTACCAATCCTGCACATGCCATGAATGCTGGCATTGAGGCCAAACACTCAGTGGCATTGGCTCTTGCTGGACGAGTACCTACTCTGGTATTTGGCCCAGTGGTCAAAGGTGACATGATGGTCAGTGCTGGGGGCGGTCGAGCAAAAGCCTGTGCCACACCTGTCATGGGCACAGTGATTGGTAAAGCAGTGGAAAATCACCCAGGTGGCCAAGGTGTTATTGAAGTTGTTGTAGGAAAATTATAACAAATCAGCCCGCCAATGCAAGATAGCGTTCCACAGTGTCTATTTTGCTTTGCACAGTTTCAATGTTCACAGTTGACCATAACCCAGGATGCATGGGTTTGGGCCACTGTCCACGATCAATCCAGGCATAACCCATGTGTTCGTGATTGAGTATTGGAACAAATTCTTCGGCAACAACACACACCCAGGTGTTGTATTCAAATTGGCCATCAGATGATGTAAATTTTTCCAATGGCACAAGATGTTGATAATCTGGGAAACTGCCTAGCTCTTCAATACATTCGCGTTCCATGGCACCCAACAGTGTTTCTCCTGATTCTACCTTGCCACCAGGTAGACCCCATGTACCAGGATGTCTAGTATCATTACGTAACAAATACAAGTAACGTCCTGTGGCACTGCTACGGAACCAAACTCCCACTGCCTTCAAAGTACCAGTCTCCATGTGCCACCAACATAGGCACCTTGGTAACTTTTTACCCAGGCATTGCCAATCCAACGATACTGTATACCTGTGGTGACGTTGGTGACATATTGTGTGACATTGCTTTCGGTACTGGCTCGAAATACCACATTCCAGTAATTTTTTGAATATTCAACAATGTCATTGGCCTGTGCTACTAACCCCCGACCATTTGCTCCTACCCAGGCAGTGGCTGGATATTCTGCATCTACAGTACCTGTATCTTCTGTGAGCAGATATCTTTGACCTTCTAGTGCAGAATCTAACCCATCTCCTGGACCAGAGGTCAACGGATTAATTACAGCGTCAATGGCAGCCAAGGTATTTTGCGGCGTGGTATCAATATCAACATCATACAACATGAATCTATCGTCATTGGGATCTAAGGCAATGGTACCTATTACTTCAGTACCATCAGGTTGTTCTAATCTTATTTGACTTACTCCGGGACGCAACACACCATATGGATCTATCACAGCAGGCCATAACAAGTTTGAATCTGGAACAATTTCCGTAGGAGCAAGATTTTCGTTACTGGGCTCTTGTATCAACGATTGTTGTCGCAAACATTGCAATTTATTACCAATTAAAACCACAGCATAATTGCCCAGGGTAACGACTTGTCTAGTGCCCAACAACAGATCATTGTTGGTGACAGCATCATGCAAATCACCTTTTGCATCGTACATTGAAGCAATAATTCGTTCCACAACACCTAATTTCTTGACCTTGGCTGGACTAGAAATCCATATGGGCATGCTGAAGGTTAGTGTGGCAATGTCAATGGGGTTGTCTGTGCCAATGGGAACTGTGCGACTGGTCCACACAGTTCTATCCAAGTACATGGTGCTCAAACTGGTCCAGTCAATGAAATTGTCTGTGCTTTGAATTTCTAAACTGGGATTGAACAACGTTAAAATTTGTTCCAACAACTGCAATTTTTGATTGGTGTTTGATGTCCAAATATCCAAATTGATGGTGAGTTTGAATGGTACAGGCATCAATCGTTCCACAGTAAATGCATTGCCTTGTGTAGTGTCATAAGTTTCTGTTGATGGATTGTAAGTGCGCTGCCGTACGTTAAGTTTGTCAACAAAATACGGTTCTTGCATGCGTGTCTGTTCATAATCTAAGCCAGTGATGTAAAAAGTCATCAGTGGAGTTGACGGCAAACTGTTTCGACTGTTGTCTTGAATAATAGTTTGTGCATTACGACTGGCATCACCATATCGCACAGGCACTTGAATATAGCTTTCATTACCGTCTCTATCCTTGCCGGTTTTTACACTAAAACCGCCTAGAATACGCATAAATTGCAGTAAGTATTTTCTTATTTGTTCATCGTAAAAATATTGCATGGTTAATCTGCCTTGGGTTTAACTACTTGACTTAATGCTTGACGTTCAGGCATTTCTTTGCCACCTACTAC